CCTCAAGCCCGATTTCCGCCTGATAGAACGGAATGGCGGTGACAAGCCCATAGAGCCTGCGGATTATCAGCCGATGCGGCCAATACCGGAGCTGAAATTGGACCCCAGCGTCCTTCCCGGGGGGAGGGGCCAGGCCAAGGCTGACGACCTGACCATCATCAAGGCTGTCTCGGCCAAGCGGGCGCGGGAACTGAACGGCATGGGCATCCAGACATTCGAGGCCCTGGCGGTGATGCGGCCCGAAGAGCTGGCTGAGGCGATAAGTGGCGTGGGGCAGAAAACGGCAAGGGATTGGATTTTAGCGGCGAGGGGACTGGCATGACAGAAGAAGCGGAGCAGACACAGCGATATCCTGCGGATGAATTACACCATGATGACTGCGAATACAAGTATCAGGCGTTATTGGAGACGGTGGCGTTTTCTAACTTGTCCTTGGAACAGCTGAGGCAGGCCGCGTTGGAAGAATTGCAGGCGCAAAAATGACCGAGCTAGTGATTCTGGCCCTGGCGGCCTGGCGATTGACCTATGAGATCGTCTTCGGCCCGCTTTGTGAGGGTCTGCGGGCGAAGCTGAACATCGGCTACGACTACGACGCGCAGGGTTTTGCTTCGGAACGCTGGGCGGTAGGGGGGGTGGGAAGTTTCGTCAATTGTCATAGCTGCGTGAGCATCATCACCGCGGTGTTGGTTCTGGCGTTCTGGTGGTGCGGGATTAGATGCGTTTGCATTGCCTTGGCGGTGATGGCTGCTACCAGCATCCTGGGCCGTTGGTGGATGTCGCAGCGAGTTAAACGGGAGTGGTGGTTATGAGTGTGAGCCACGAGCCGTACATAGCGGTCGAGAACCTTTTCCCGATTTCCCGATACGCCCAGATGATGCACCTGGATGTGGGCCATATCATGCAAGTAGGCGGAGCTGGCTACCCGCCCCAGCCGACGTGCTCGCAGTGCTGGATGGATTGGCACCGCCAACAGTTGCGGCAAGCCATCGCGACGGCGGAAGAGATGATCGCCGAGCAAATCGGCTATCCCATAGCGCCCGCGTTCTGCATCGAGGACCAGCGTTTCCCCTGGCACTACCGCTGGAGTCCCACGCAGGGCGGCCTCTGGCGCGCGCAGATGGGAAGGCGGGGATGGCCAACCTTGTTCACGCAGCGGCGCGAGACCGTACTGGGTGCTACCTGACGCCTGCGGCATAGGCGACAACTGCGTGGATTGGGATGATGACGATAACTTTGTGAGCATGGGGGGGCTATACGACGCGGATATCCAGGTCTACGAGGAACAAGACCACCTGGAAGACGCGGTGTGTTTCCTCTGGACGGTCGACGAGATGGGATGCACTTGCGCGACGACAACGCAGCGTGCCTGCGCACGGCTTGTGGATGCCGAAGGCGGTGCGATAGAGGCCGAGCCGGGGAGCTGGGATGGCACCACGCTGACACCGAGCACGGCGGCCAAATGCTACCCGCCGGATAGGGTGACGATAGCCTACCGGGCGGGGCAACGGGACCCCAGGCGATACCCGCGATATTGGAGCTACGTGGACGGTGCGAATGTGCGCGGCCTGCGGCAGACCGACCCATTCGGCGCCCGGATGGCGGAGGCCATCGTGAGGCTGGCCAACACGCTCTTTCCTGACGACGCTCGCTGCGGATGCACCTACGCTTCGCAGATTTGGGCGCGGGACAAGATGCTGGTGGGATATGGCTCGGCGACCAACACGACCAGTGACACCAGGCCGACCATCGAGGAGAACCGAGGGACTGGACATGGAAGACGTGGAGGCTGCGCTGAAGGGGCTATCCGCGAAGGGCGCCGCGAAGCGGTTACTGAACTCCCTGCACCGGCAGAACATCTGGACTGGGCAGGATACGCAACGGCCCAAAGCGGCGAAGGCCGTACAGGTGGCATTGTGGGAGGGCCTCGGCATGAGGCCGGGAGATTTGATCAATTTGCTACTGAGTAGGAGGTAGGAAAATGCCACACGGAACGGAATTGACTTACGAAACGATGTTTTCCTTCCCCACGGTCGATGACAAAACTTGGCAAACGGGGGAAGGGCGGGCCTGGGTCAAGCCGGAGATCGACGACACCTTCGGCTTCCTGGGCTGCGCGGCGGTGGGGGGCTTCACCAACCCCTCTGGGGATGAGGAGCCAGTCTGGTGTCCCGACCCGTCGCGGCGCAAGAAGTTCGTCCAGGTGGACAGCATCAGCGGGACGCCTGGGCGGCCAGACACCAGCCTCATCATGCGGCTTGGCAAGCTCCACTGGCTGCTAAAGCTGCAGAAGCGTGGGTGCCTCTATGATCTGGACGTTCGCTACGGGGAGTGTGAGCGTCCCGACGATGTGGACGCCTGGGAGCATATCGTGCGTTTCTGCCAGTTCCGCATCACGGAGCTGAGTTCCACCGACATGGTGATTCGCGACAGCAATGCGATGATCGACGAGACCGCGGCCATCAGCGCGCTGGAGATGTATGACGTCTACCCGGTGACGGCGGAGGAGGTCGACACCACCATCGTCGAGGACATCACCGCGGTGATACTGGCGGGGAGGCCGTCTTGCGGCGAATGCGGTGAGCTTCCCTCTGACGGCTGCGACCTGTGGTACGCGGTCACGGAGGGCGTCACGGGACAACCTCAGTTCCTGGCCTCCGACGACGGCGGCGAGACCTGGACCACCTGGGCCATTACTCCCTGGGCGATGGGCATCGACGCCCGGGACGTGGCGGTCGCGGGTGGGCGGATTGTGGTCATCACCGAGGACGCGCCCGCGCTGGCCTATACCGAGGATTACACCGTCGGCTTCACCGAGATGACCTGGGGCTTCCTGGCGGGCTGCAACGGCCGGGCCATCCACTCGCTGGACACTCGGCACACCTGGATCGCGGCCACCAATGGCACGATCTACTTCACTGGCGATCCCCGACTGGGCGTGGAGGCGCAGGAGAACGCGACGCTTACCAATAACAACCTCAACGCCATCCACGCGGCCAACGGCCAGGACGTCTACGCGGTTGGGGACAACAACACCTTCCTATACACCACTAACGGCGGGCGCGACTGGATCGCGGGGGTCGGGCCGGTCCCCAATGTCGACCTGACTTCGGTGTGGGCGTTCCACGACAGCCAGAAGCGGATGGTCATCGTGGGCACCATCGACGGGCGGATATTCCAGTCCTTCGATGGGGGCACGAACTGGTACGGGCGGCAACTGCCGGGCGTGGAATACCTGGCAGACACCTTTAACATTGCAGCCATCACCGGCTGCGGCTGCTCGGCGCTGGAGATGTTCGTACTAGTGGAAGCGGGGACGTACCTGGAACCGACCGATGGGCAGTTGTTCCGCACCATCGATGGCGGTCTGACCTGGCGCGAGGTGGCCTTGCCGACCAACCTGGGGGTCGAGGACGTGGCATGCTGCGACCCGAACACCGCGTTGGTGGTGGGGCACCTGACCGCGGCGGGCACCGCGTTTGTGGCAAGGGTGACTGGATGATCGAGCTAGAAAAGGGGGAGACATGGCACGTAAGGGTAGGAGTAAAGGTAAACCTGAAAACCTGGACGATGAGGGCGGCCCGATAGAGTACAAGCTGGTTTCGGGCCAGGTGGTGAACGTCTATCCCATCTCGCCCCGCCTCGTCCAGGTTCTGGAGGAGCGGTACGTGGTGCCGGAGCCTCCAGTAATGGAGATCCCGACCATCGATGGCGACGCGGAGAGGATGCCCAACCCAGATGATGAGGACTATAAGGCGGAGTTGGCGGACATTCAGCGGGAGCACGCCGCGGCGCTGTTGCGCCTGGTGGCGTTGCGCGGCCTGAAGGATATCGAGGTCAGTCCGGATGACGAGTGGATCGAGGAGCTGAAGTGGGTAGAGCCTAGCTGGGAAGTGCCGGAAGACCCGCGTGACCTGAAGGTGGACTACTTGGAGTATTGGTTGATCCCGTCACGCCTGGACTGGGAGGCCATCAAGTACCTGACTATCGCTCGCAGCGCCTTGTCGAAGGAGGACGTGGAGCGGACGCTCCAGACATTTCGCACTGCGCTACAGGGGGACGCTAGTAAGGCCATCGGGGATTCGCTCGCTGCCCATCTTCTACCACTTCGCGTTAGAGATAAACCTGGCGGCCCAGTGGTGGGGGATGACGCCGGATGAGTTCCGCGACCGCCCAAAATCGGAGCAGGCGCGGATGGTCGCGACCAAGCGGGGCCAGAATATCATCGATTACCTGGTAGGCAAGGAACAGGAACGGGAGATGAACAGGAAACGTCATGGCGCTTGAGAAGACGGGGTTGCAAGCGGTCATCGAAGGCATGGGCGGTTTCCGCTCCAGCGCGGGCGAGATAAACAAGACCTATGACCGTCTGAGCACAGGCTCGGAGCGTGCCGCGGGCCGCATGTCCCGAATGGGGGATATCGCCAAGACGGCCATCGGCTTCGCAGTGGGAACGGTTGCGGTGTCGGCGGTCAAGAGCCTCACATCTGGCCTGGGCGATCTGGTTACCAGCGCGGCCCCGCTGGTCGACATGGAAGCCTCGTTCGACCGCCTTGCCAAGACATACGAGATTGATTCCGGACTTATGATGGAGGCGATGCGGAACGCGGCGAAGGGCACGATCGCGGATTCCAGCCTCATCGAATCGGCGAACAAGGCGCTTATCGGCTCCGGGCAGGAGCTGGGCAAGGAATTCGGGGAGTCGCTGCCGAAACTGTTGGAGATGGCCCGCGCCTCGGCCAAGGCCACGGGGCAGGATGTCGGGTTCCTGTTTGAATCGCTGGTGTTGGGCATCAAGCGCAGTTCGCCCCTAATCATTGACAATACCGGCCTACAGCTCAAGGTTGGGGCGGCCACAGAGAAATATGCGGCGGCACTGGGCATCACCGTTGAGGAGATGACCGCGGAGCAGAAGCAGATCGCGCTGCTCAATGCCACGCTTGAGGCGGGTGCGGGGATGGTCGAGGCGATGGGCGACGAGCAGTTGACCACCGCGGAGAGGATGGCGCAGCTCCGGGCCACGACGCAGAACCTCAAAGACGAGATCGGCAAGGCGCTGCTGCCGGTGCTGCAAGGCTTCCTCAATCTGATCCTGCCAATAGCGCAGAAGCTGAGCGGCGTCCTGGTGCCCGCCATCGAGAAGGCGGTCGGTTGGATCACGGGAATGGCCGACACGATAGGCAGCCTGTGGGATGCCTTCGCGGTATTCCAGGAATGGGGATTGGACGCGGCGATAGAACAGATAGGCGAAACGCTCTGGGCCGCATTCGGGCCAGGGGTGGGACGGCTATTCTACGACATCGCCGACGCGGTTAGGCCCGCCATCGTGCTGTTTCAAGACTTGTGGGGCGCGGTCGGTGCATTCCGCGAGTGGGGGCTTGACGCGGCCATAGAGCAGATCGGAGAGACCTTGTGGGAAACCTTCGGCCCTGAAACTGGGCGGCTTTTCTACGACATGGTTGAGCGGGTGCGCGAGTTCGGCGCGGGGATCCTGGAGACATTCAGCCAAGTATGGCCTTTGATTAAAACGGTCGCGCAGGATGCCTTCGCGGGGGTTATCGAGGGCGTCCAGTGGTTCATGGGGATCATAAGGACCAACTTCGAGACCTTGCTGCCACCCCTTATCGACCTCTTTGCCACCATTGTCGGCAAGATACCGATCGTGGCCCAGACCGTGGTAGGGTGGTTCGAGGAGAACTGGCCGCGCATCCAGGCCATTTTTGCGACGGTCTGGACAGCCATCCAGTCCATAGTGGACTTCGTGCTGCCTTATGTTCGGGACATCATCGTCTCAGCTTTCGCGTTTGTAAAGGGTTGGGTGGACGAGAACTGGCCGCTTATCCAGAGCACCATCACGACGATACTCGACATCATACTCGCGGCCGTGGAGCGAGTGCTGGGCCTGATACGCCAGTTTTGGGAAGCGCATGGCGTGCGGATTATTCGAATGGTTTGGGATGCCTATGAGGTGATAAAGCAAACGGTTCTTACCGCCCTTGATGCTGTCTTGGGCATCGTCAAGGTGGCAATGCTGCTAATCCACCAGGACTGGGAAGGCGCGTGGCTGGAGATTCAGCGCATCGCCCGGGTGGTCTGGGAGACCATCCAGGAAATCACGCGCTTCGCCATGGACACTATCTGCAGCCTCTTCGAGATGGTCTTGCCCACCCTTCAAACCCTCTGGCAAAACGCCTGGGAGTGGATCAAGGAGGCCAGCGGGAAAGCCTGGGAATGGATCAAGGAGGCCAGCTCGGCCGCGATGACTTACCTCAAACTGTTGGTTGGCCTCGGCATGGAGAGTATCAAGGGCACGATCGGTCGTGCCTGGGAATGGATTGTGAGAGCCGTTGGGGTCGCTTGGGAACGCGTCAAACAGGCCAGCGCGTCCGCGATGACCTCCATCAAGCTGCTGTTTGGCCAAGGTTGGGAAAGCGTCAAGAATACCGTGGGCCGCGCCTGGGAAAGTATCAAGGGACTGGTGCGGCAAGGCATTGAGGCGGCCAAGGACGCTATCCGCGGCGGCTTCGGCGCATTCAGCGACTTGGGACGCCAACTGATCGAGGCATTGGTGAGAGGCGTGAGACAGGCCGCGGGCAGGGTAGCCGCGGCCGCGACCGAAGTCGTGAGGGCGGCGATAGACGCGGCCAAGCGCGCCCTACATATCGGCTCGCCTTCCAGGGTCTTTCTGGAGATGGGAGAAAATATCACCGTAGGCATGGCCGAGGGTATTCTCAAGCAACTGCCGGGGTTGCAGGACACGATGCGCAAAATGGCCTCCGACCTCACAGTTCAGGCTCGGACGTCCCTGACGCAGGTGCCCGCCGCGGCGATGGTTAGTCCCGTGACCGCGGGTGCAAGCTACAATCGCAGTTATTCTCAGACATTTAACTTCCAGGCCAACTACGGCGAGACCCAAAGCCCGGTTACTCTTAAGCAAGACCTGGAAGCCATGATGATACGGTACAGGATGGGCTAGATGTATCAAATCGAGTTTGACGAATACGTCACGCCAGACGGCCAGGTCTATAACCTGCATGACTTCCGGGTGCGCGCCCTGGTGAGCGCCAGCGATTACGGGATGCCGCCGCTCTATTGGCACAGCAGGCGGGGCGCGTACCAGCATGGCGCGACGCCCGTGCTGTACCGGCTGGAGCCGAGGGTGGTGCAGCTCGTTCTCCGCTGGATGGCTCTGGGCAGGGAGGACTACTGGGAGAACCGCGCGCGAATTCTGGACATTTTTCGCCCGAACCGCACTGACGACCTGTCCCCGGGCCAGTTGCGGAAGATACTGCCGGATGACTCGATCCGCGAGCTGGACGTGTACATCCTTGAGGGTCCCGTGTTCGCCACGCAGGACCGGAGCAAATGGGAAGAGTGGTCGTTTGAGGAGGTTGTGCGGCTAATAGCCTACGAGCCGAGCTGGTATGACCCGGCGGAAGACACATTCGACGCCATCGCGGTGGAGGAGGAGCTGGTCTTCCCCATCGACCCATTCATCCTGTTCGGGCCGATGCGGGCGATACACGTGGTTGGTGATTTGGTCAACGCGGGCACCTGGCGCTCCTGGCCTGTCATCGAGTGTGTGGGCCCCATGACCTCGCCGCAGCTGACGAACAACACCATCAACGAGTTTCTTAAATTGGATTATGAGGTTCTGGGTGGCCGAACCGTGACCATCGACCTCACGCCTGGCCGGAAGACAGTTATGGATGACTTAGGGAACAACCTATTGGCCTACATCAGCGAGGACAGTGACCTGACCACCTGGCGCTTGGAAGTCGACCCCATCGCACCCGCCGGGGTGAATGAGATAGATGTGATCGCGGGAGGCGTCCAGGTGGGGGTGAGCGCGATAAACATCCAGTGGTACAACCGATACATCGGTATCTGAGGAGTGACGCATGGCTGAGTATTCGAGGTTCTGGGAGGGGACGGTCCTGGGCGACGCGGGGCCATACACCGCGGACGACCAATGGGAGATAGACCGCCAGATCAACATCGACAGCGACGAGTTCGACGAGCGCGGCCCGATAGCGGGCGCGGAGGAGGAGCTGGAGGTTGTGCCTTCCGCGCCCGTGGCCATGAGCGTGGTGGTGGAGCCCGGCGCGGGACTGTGTTATGGGGGTTGGTATTTCAATACCACCGACCTCACGCTAGCGATAGCCCCGAACGCGGGACCCGGCATCCGCTACGATTACGTGGTGATGCAGGCCAACTGGGCCGCGCAGACCATCCGCGCGGTAATCGTCCAGGGGATACAGGGCGCGGGGCCACCAGCCTTGACCAGGACGGCGGGGACCATCTGGGAAATCCCCCTGGCCCGCGTCGAGATAGCCATGGCAGCCGCGAATATCACCGCAGCGGACATTACAGATGAGCGACAGTTTGTCAATCCACGAAAGATATTCCTGGGCTTCGGCGAATTTGAAACCGACTTAGCTGCTAATACGGCTACCATAAGTGCATTCGCGGCCACAACTAGTCGCGGCTGGGAGCTGACTAATGGCACAACCGAGCGAGTGTATGCGAGTGTTGTCATACCCCCGGAATGGGGGGATAGCGACCTGACCGTTACGCTGCATGTGTGGGGCTACGCCGCGGGTATCCAAGCCGCCATTCTCGATCTCGACTATGCGGCCTATGCCACTGGCGACCCAGCAGCCAACCTTGCAGCATGGGGTAACGCCGACCATCCTGCCGCGGGCGTTTACCGCATCCTCTGCGACGCGACGATCACGGTGACGCCGGGAGAGCTTCTGGAGATAGCCATAGCTCAGAACAATACCGCGACGGCTTACTGGCTGCTCGGCGTGGAACTGGATTTCAGGAGAAACTGATGCAGATTAGCAGGCCATGGGTGGGGAACTATCTGGGCGACTGTGGGCCTTACGATGGTGCGCAATGGAGCGAGCGGCTTGGGGCGAGAGACGTGGACAGTGAACAGCCCGACAGCGGTGGAGTAATCGCGGGGTCATTCACCGAATTGCAAGTCGAGCCAATGGTGCCTCCCGCACTGGCCGTGGTGGTGCGACGCGGTTCCGCCTTTGTCTGCGACCGCTGGTATCACAATAGCACACCACTGATCCTGCCGATTGCAGTCAATACCTCCGGCTTGACCCGCTATGACTGGATAGTGTTGCGCAAACGGTGGCCCGAGGGAACCATTCGGGCTGTGGTGCTCACAGGTTCGCCCGGAAACGATTATCTGACCCTGACACAGAGTTACGGCCTTCAGTGGGAGATTCTCCTGGCAGTGGTCGAAGTTGCCAGTGGGGTGGCGGCTATCAATGCTGCGGACATAACTGACGAGCGAGAGTTTGTGAACCCACGCAGGATACAACTTGGCCTGGGAGACTTCGAGACCGACCTGGCTGTGAATCCCGCGACAATTAGCCTTCTGCCTGGCACCGACACACGTGGCTGGGAATTGACCACGGGGGCCAACGACGAGATTTTTACTAGCATGATAGTGCCCACAGAGTGGGGAGACAATATCCTAAGATTTTGCGGCTATGTATGGGGACATGCAGACGTCTCGCGGTTTCTCCCTGTGCAGCAGCGTGTCTATGCCAGTGGCGACCCAGCCGGCATGTTGGTCGTATTCGGCAATGCCCACTTCCCAGGCGGAAACGAACAGCCCATAACACGAGCCGCGGTCATGGCTGGCGGGGCTATAATCGACTTCCCCGTCAGTCCTGGGGACCTGATAGAGATTCAGCTGGCAAATATGCTAACTGTGAACAATGTGTGGATACTCGGCATGGAATTGCATTTCAGGAGACAATGATGGCGGCCACGTATTACATTGCGCTCAAAGACCAGGAGGGGATCCGCGTGGCGCAGTTCGACCAGTTTCCCGCGGTCTCCTACCAGCGCGAGCGCAACAATCCTGGTAGCTACGAATTCAGCCTGGATTTCCGGGACGAACGGGCGGGGATGTTCGAGCTGGACGGCCAGGTCGAGGTGTGGCGCCGCGGCGATTGGGATGGGGCGGAATGGGAGCCAGAATTCGAGGGCTTCCACCGCCGCTGGGAGGATTTGACTGGCACGCGGGGCGAGCCGCTGCTCAAAAGCATAGGGCCAGGGTATCTCGATTTGCTGGCCGCCCGCTACGGCTTCTACTGGCATTGGGATACCACTCCCCTGATACAGGATGGGTATTTCACGGTAACTGCCACCCCGCCGGAGATCATAGCCGAATTCGTCTTCTACGAGGCGGGGCCGGGGGCATTATACACATTGGGGCCGCCGTTCACCCCGGATCGCTGCCAGCCTGGCCTAACCGTGGCGGCCCCTCCGGTCATCGGGGATGTCTTCACGGAACGGTTCCGAAACGAGCAGCTGCTGGACAAGGTGCGTGGTATCGCGGAGGCCTATGGATTGGATATTCGCATCGTGGGGATAGGGCCGGCGGAGTTCGAGTTCCGGGTGGCCGAAGTCGGGGTGGATCGGAGAGTTGGTAACCCCGATTTCCGGGCGCCCGTCATATTCTCGCTGGAGCATGGCAACATGGAGAAGCCGCGCTACATCGAGGACACGCTGGACGAGATAAACGATGTCTACGTCGGCGGCCAAGGGGGAGGGCAATATCGGACGATTGAGCGAATCCAGGCGCTTAATAGAATCGAAGCGAGCCCGTGGAACCGCCGAGAGATGTTCATAGACGCTCGGGACGCCACCGAAGCGGCAACTCTCCAGGCAAGGGGTAGAAAAGTACTCAAGGAGCGGGGGCCGATATTCGACCTTAGTTTTCAGATCACGGAGACGGAGGCTTGCAAATACAAGCGGGACTGGGACTTGGGCGACCTGGTGACGGCGATCTATGGCGACATACAGCGGGACTATCGCATCGTGAGTGTGACGGTGTCGGTGAACGATAGGGGCGTGGAAACGTTGGACTTGGGATTGGTGGAATATGTGGCCGCGTAGGGAACCTAATCTGACTGCCGAATTGGCAGCCATGCGTGAGCATTTGCGGAAGCTGGAGGCCCGCGAGGGGATGTGGCCGCTGCCTGCCTGCCGCGTGTATAACGATGCCAACCTTCCGACATTGACCGGCGTGCTTACCGCGCTGACGTTCAATTCCGAACGCTACGATACCGACAATATGCACTCCATGGTAGCAAACACGGAACGCATCACTTTCAATACCGCGGGCGTCTACGCGGTCGTGGCACAGGTCAATTGGGAGACACAGACTCCCCCTGTGGGACGGCGCTTCGCTGGCATACGGTTGAATGGCGCGACTTACATCGCCCAATTCGAAGTCGCACCCGAGGCGGCAGATGGACGCTTCAACATCTCGTTTCCTACCAAGTACGAATTCAGTGTGGCGGATTACATTGAACTTCTGGTTTTCCAGACCAGCGGCGGGGGGCTGAATATTCAATCCAATGCCAATTATTCACCCGAATTCAGCGCGGCAAGAATAGCATAACAGGAGGCGTGAAATGCCAGGAATAGGAATGCCGGGGGGCGGAGGAGCGCAGGTGAGGGTCAGCCCTGGCTCGCAGGTGGGACCGAACGGACTCACGGTGGTTGCGGGCGCGAATGTGTCGACGCCGTTGACCGCCGCGGTAATCGGGAGCGTGAGTGTGCTCGTGCAGGCGCTTCCGGGAAATGTGGACGATGTGTATGTCGGCGGCCTTAACCCCGGCATCGGGGTCGGTGGGGGGATTCTGGCCGCGCGGGAAAGCATCGTCATAGATATTGATTTCGTGGGGAAAATCCACATCCGTTCCGCAACCGCGGGCCAGGCCGT